AGATTCAGAGTTTCCTGGGTTCCACCTTTAAATCTACAAAATCGTGTGATAATAAAGGGTGGACTGAAATATCCAGGTAATGAACACTGTGGAGCTTTTGGTTGTGATAGTTATGATATATCAGGTACGGTTGATAAAAGAGGATCAAATGGATCTCTACACGGTTTAACTAAGTTTAGCATGGAGGATGTACCTCCAAACCATTTCTTTTTAGAATATATAGCTAGACCACAAACCGCTGAAATATTTTTTGAAGATGTGTTAATGGCTTTGGTTTTTTATGGTATGCCAATATTAGCAGAGAATAACAAACCTAGATTATTATATCATTTAAAAAGAAGGGGTTATAGAAAGTTCTCTATAAATAGACCAGATAGAAAATATAATAAACTATCAGTGACAGAAAAAGAGCTTGGTGGAATACCAAATTCAAGTGAAGATATAAAGCAAGCACACGCCGCTGCTATAGAATCTTATATAGAAGATTTTGTAGGATTAAAAGAAACTGGCTATGGAGATATGTACTTTCAAAGAACACTGGAAGACTGGGCTAAATTTAATATAAACAACAGGACAAAGCACGATGCTTCTATTAGTTCTGGACTAGCCTTGATGGCTTGTAATAAACATAGATACGCTCCATCAGCTCCAGTTAAAAGAGAAGCTGTAAATTTAGGAATTAAAAAATATGACAACAAAGGTGTCACATCAAAAATAATAAGTTAAATGGGTATATACACTAACACCAATAGCGCTTTTCCAAGCCAAGTAGTAAGCGATGCTGAAAAAGCTAGCTGGGAATACGGAACTCAAGTTGCTCAAGCAATAGAGTATGAGTGGTTTGACCAAGGGCGAACTGGAGGTAATAGATATCTAACTAATTGGAATAATTTCCACTCGTTAAGACTATATGCTAGAGGTGAACAACCTGTGCAGAAATATAAAGATGAATTATCTATTAACGGCGATTTGTCTTATCTTAATTTAGACTGGAAGCCAGTACCTATTTTATCTAAGTTTGTAGACATCGTAGTTAACGGTATATCACAAAAGTCTTACGACATAAAAGCTTACTCTCAGGATCCTAACTCAGTTAAAAAAAGAACTGAATACGCTAGTAAGCTTCAAGAAGATATGGTTGCTAAAGAGTATTTAGATAACTTAAAGCAAACACTAGGCATTGATCTACATCAATCGCCAAGTGGTGTTACAGTTCCAGAATCTAAAGAAGAGCTAGAATTACACATGCAACTAAGCTATAAGCAGTCAATTGAAATAGCTGAAGAAGAAGCTATATCAACTGTATTTGCTCAAAATAAATATGATCTTGTAAGACGTAGATTGAACATGGATCTTACAACTATTGGTATTGCCGCTGGTAAAACTAATTTTAATACAGCTGAAGGAATTACAGTTGATTATGTAGACCCTGCTTATATGGTTTATTCATATACAGAAGATCCAAACTTTGAAGATATATATTATGTAGGTGAAGTAAAATCTATAACAATACCAGAACTTAAAAAAGAGTTTCCTGGTATATCAGAAGAAGAATTAAAGAAAATACAAGAAACACCTGGTAACAGACAATATATAACTGGTTGGGGTAATTACGATGAAAACACTGTACAGGTTATGTACTTTGAGTATAAGACATACCACAATCAAGTGTTTAAAATAAAGCAAACAGATTCAGGTTTATTAAAAGCTTTAGAAAAGCCAGATACATTTGATCCACCTGAAAATGACAACTTTGAAAGAGTGTCTAGATCAATAGAAGTTTTATATACTGGTGCTAAAGTTTTAGGAACTAACACTATATTAGACTGGAGCTTAGCAGAGAACATGTCTAGACCAATGGCAGACACAACTAAAGTTGAAATGAATTACACGATATGTGCTCCTAGAATGTATAAGGGACGCATAGAGTCTGTTGTAAGTAAATGTATTGGATTTGCAGATATGATTCAACTAACGCATCTTAAACTGCAACAGGTAATGTCTAGGATGGTACCAGACGGTGTATACTTAGACATGGACGGTTTAGCTGAAGTAGATCTTGGCAATGGAACTAATTATAATCCTGCAGAGGCGTTAAATATGTATTTCCAAACTGGTTCTATTGTAGGTAGATCAATGACGCAAGACGGTGATATGAATCCAGGTAAAGTACCTATTCAAGAACTTAACAGCTCAAGCGGTTTAGGTAAAATACAAGCTCTTATACAAACGTATCAATACTATTTACAAATGATACGCGATGTGACCGGATTAAATGAAGCTAGAGATGGAAGCGCGCAAGATAAAAACTCGTTGGTAGGTCTTCAAAAAATGGCCGCTAACGCATCTAACGTCGCGACTAGGCATATTAAACAAGCTAGTTTATATCTAACATTAAAGCTAGCTGAAAACGTGTCTCTTAAAATAGCAGATGCTTTATATTTTCCATTAACAGCCGAGTCGCTTAAAAACTCTATATCAACTTTCAACATTGAAACATTACAGCAGGTTGTTGATTTAAACTTATATGACTTTGGTATATTCTTAGAACTAGAACCAGACGACGAAGAGCAAGCCAAGTTAGAACAAAATATTCAAGTTGCATTAGGTGAGGGTGGTATTGATTTAGAAGATGCTATAGATTTAAGACAAGTTAAAAATCTTAAGCTAGCCAATCAAATGCTTAAAGTTAAGCGCAAGCAAAAAGCTGCTCAAGATCAAGCTAATCAACAAGCTAATATACAAGCTCAAGCTGATGCTCAGGCTAGTACAGCTGAAAAAACAGCGATGGCTGAGGTTCAAAAGCAAGAAGCTATATCAGGTTCTAAAGTTCAGTACGAAAAAGCTAAAGCTCAAATGGAAATAAACAAAATGCAAATAGCAGCTGATTTAGAAAAAATTAAAATGCAGCAAAAATTTGAATATGATATGCAATTAAAGCAATTAGAGGTTCAAGCAATGCAGCAAAAAGAAGCAGCTATAGAAGATAGAAAAGATAAACGTAGCAAAATGGAAGCTACACAACAAAGTGAAATGATAAGCCAGCGTCAAAACGATAGCTTACCTAAAGACTTTGAAAACGAACCCGATGCGGGTATGCAAGCTTTCATGTAGAAAGTAAACAACTATTTAATTATATTATATTATGTCAGAAGTAAAAACAAATGAACCTGTCAAGCAGGAAGGTGAGTTTAAACTTAAAAAGAAAACTCCAAAAAAATTAACTAAAACAAGCGAAGAGCCTGTTAAGGTTAATATTAAAGAACCTTTAGTTGAACTAGAACCAGAGGTTAAAAAAGTAGTAATACCTAAAGAAAAAGAAGATGCCATTCAAATCGGAGAAACAAAGGAAGTATCTGTGGAAGAACCATCCGGAGATAGCATTAAGGTGGGAGAACAAGTACAAGAGCCCGTCGAAGATGTTAAAGAGTTTACACCAATCAAAGAAGTTGAAGTAGCAAAGGTAGAAGCTGAGGTTAAAGAAGCGTTAAGAGATGAAAAAGTACTAGGTAAGCAATTACCTGAAAACATCGAAAAGCTAGTTAGCTTCATGGAGGAGACTGGTGGAACTATTGAAGACTACACAAGACTTAATGCTGATTACTCTAGCATTAATGAAACAACATTATTAAAAGAGTATTATAAAAAAAATAAACCTTATTTAGACGAATCAGACGTTGAGCTTCTATTAGAAGACTTTTCTTACGATGAAGAACTAGACGAGGATATAGATATACGCAAGAAAAAACTTGCGTTTAAAGAAGAAGTTGCAAAGGCCAAAGGCTTTTTAGAGGAGACGAAAAGTAAATATTACGATGAAATCAAGTTGAGATCAAACGTAAACCCAGACACTCAAAAAGCAATGGACTTTTTCAACCGATACAACGAGCAGCAGGAAGTAGCTGAGCAACAACACTCTAGTTTAAAGAAAGTACTAAAAAACTTTTTAGCGATGGTTTCGAAGGTTTCGATATCAAAGTCGGTGATAAGAATTACAAGTACAATATTCAAAACACAGATAAAGTTGCAGAAAACCAATCAAATATTAACAACCTTGTCGGGAAGTTCCTAGACGCTGATGGTAATGTTAGTGACACGAAAGGTTATCACAAAGCTATGTACGCCGCTGACAACGTAGATAAAATCGCCGCTCATTTTTATGAGCAAGGAAAAGCTGACGCTATAAAAGACGTTATGAACAAATCAAAAAACTTAAGTGATACCAAAGCTAGGTCATCGCAAGGTGATGTGTTTGTTAACGGTTTTAAGGTTAAGTCTATTTCAGGTGCTGATTCTACAAAACTAAAAGTAAAAACAAGAAAATTTAACTAAAAAAACTAAAAATTATGGCGAGTACTTTAACTCCATTGTTTGGTGGTATTATACCGAGTCAAAAGCAAGAATTGCTAAACTCTAACTACCTACAATTTAACAGTGATGCCGCTGGCAACACTAACACATTTGCACAACAATACTTACCAGAGATCTACGAACAAGAAGTAGAGCGCTACGGAAACCGTACGTTATCTGGATTTTTACGTATGGTTGGTGCTGAAATGCCAATGACTTCTGACCAAGTTATCTGGTCTGAGCAGAATAGATTACACATCTCTTACGATGGTTGTACTCTACCTTCTACACTAACTATTGATTTAGAAACTAACGGAACAACTATCCAAAATGTTATATCTCCAAGAGCTACTATTGTAGTATTGGATCCAACTACTGGACTAGAAGCTAAGTGTTTAGTAACTGACTCTGATACAACAACGGGTGTAATTACTGTACAACCTTACACTGTCGCAGACCTTACTGGATTCACAGCTACTGGATTGAAAGTTTTTGTATACGGTTCTGAATACCAAAAAGGTGGATCTATTTCAGCTGGTTCGGTAGGTGCTAACGCAGGTACTCAATACGTAAGTGTTGATCCTCAGTTCACACAGTACTCTAATTCGCCAATTATCCTTAAAAGCCAGTACGTAGTATCTGGATCTGATATGGCTCAAATTGGATGGGTAGAAGTTGCTACTGAAGACGGAACATCTGGATATTTATGGTATTTAAAAGCTGAATCTGAAACTCGTTTACGTTTTGAAGATTACCTAGAAATGTCGATGATTGAAGGCGAAAAAGTTGACGGCGCTGTATCAGCTATCACTACTGGAAACGGTACTGAAGGTTTATTCGCTGCTATCAATGAGCGTGGTAACGTAAACGTTGGCTTTACGGCAACTGACGGATTAGATGATTTTGATCAAATCTTAAAAAATCTAGACACTCAAGGAGCTATTGAAGAAAACATGTTATTTTTACAAAGACAAACAGCTCTTGATTTTGATGATATGCTAGCTGACATTTCTGCTGGAAACAACGGTGGAACTGCTTTTGGTTTATTTGAAAACTCAGAAGAAATGGCTTTAAATTTAGGATTTAGCGGTTTCCGTAGAGGATCTTACGATTTCTATAAGACTGACTGGAAATACTTAAACGATGCTTCAACACGTGGTGGAGCAGGTGGAAGTAACTCTATCGAAGGTGTATTGATTCCTGCTGGAACTTCTACAGTTTACGATCAAATCTTAGGAACTAACATTCGTCGACCATTCTTACACGTACGATACAGAGCTTCACAAGCTGATGATCGTCGTATGAAGTCTTGGTTAACTGGTTCTGCTGGTGGCGCGTTTACTTCAACTCTTGATGCTATGGAAGTAAACTTCCTATCTGAAAGATGTTTAGTAACTCAAGCTGCTAACAACTTTGTTCTTTTCAAAGGAACTCCTTAGATTTATCAATAATAATCCCTGCCTTCGGGCGGGGGTTTTTTATATGACATTAGCCTATTACTATTTATATACTATGGCTATTGTCACAATTTTCAACTATTTAATTTTATTATATCATGGCTAAAAAAG